GACAGTCACCACATGGTCAAGGTTGGGCAATTGATATTGACTACTACTCAAAAGCAAACGAGTGGATGAGAGAGAAAGGTAAGAAGTTTGGTTTCCAGTGGCAAGGTGAGAAAGATCCAGTTCACTTTGATTTCTATAACAATGAACCAAATGATAAATGGTTGAGACCTGGCAAAAATAAGTGGATTCCTAATCTTGATGACCCTGTTGGTGCACCATCATCAGGTTCTACTTCTCCTGCTCAGAAGAAAGATACTGCAAGTATTACTGCACCTGGCACCATGCCAGAGTCAGTATCAACTCTAAATAATGAACCAGTCAACGTTGGAACTGGTGGTGAAGGTGGTATGACAAAAGGTGCAGTGTTACCTGGCGGTGTACAAATTGTTTATGTTGACAGACCAGCTACTATGCCACTAGGTAGTCCAGAATTCAACGAGTGGTGGACTAAACAACACACAGTAATAGATCCTCAAGGTAAAGGGGCATTCAAGTACGTCTTTAATTAAATGAAAGTTCCAAATTCTATGAAGAATATAGGAAAGGGGATTGGTAATTTTATTAGCAATCCTAATGCAGTTCGTAGTGCAATGGGTGTTCCTGCGTCTGAACAAACTGTTGACGTAAAAGCTACGAATTTAGGATCGGAACCTATAGTAAAACCAAAGGCACAACCAAAAACTGATCTTGTTCCAAATCCAGTAAAATCAACAGCTATTACTAAAAAGAGAAGAGGAAGACCAAAGAAATTTAAGACACTTGCAGAGGTACAGGCAGATATAGATTCAAGAAATCCAACATATAGAAGTCCTATTACAGGAGGTTTGTTGCCAGGCAAAGGACCTAAAGTAGAGTCATTAGAAAAGGTAGGGTTGAGTGAAAAAGATAAAGCGAAGAAAGTAAAAAAACAAATAAAAGATGAGTTTGACGTAGATCCTAAGATGAAGAAGGCATTTATGGATGCCTTAGCACTTCCTGCTAAGTCTGCTGCTGTTGCAATGACAGACTTATTAGAGAAAATTCCTGCACCAAGTAAGGAAGCATCTAAGTTAATGAACAGAAATATATCTAAGATATCTCAGTCATTCAAGTTAGGTGCTGCTAGTTCTGAGGTTGCTAATGATGAGGCAGATAATGACAAGAAAGAAGATAATAAAGGAGGAAGCATTCTTGGTGGTCTTTTAGGAAGAGCACTTCAATTTATTCGTGGTAAGACTGGTGGTGGAGATTCATCTGGTGGTGGAGATCAACCACAATTACCAGGTTCATCACCACAACAAAACTTATTACCAGGTGCAGCTGGAGATCCATCATACGGAAGACGTGCACCATATACAGGAACTGCTGATGGTATAGGACTTGGTGATCCTAAAACAGGTGAAAGAGCAATGCAACCTATTAAGAAACGTAAAAGTCTTGCTAGGAAACTATTCAATATGACACCTATGGGCATGGCATTTAATGCAGGAAACAAATTGTTCAAAGGTGTGCAAAATATTTCACAGAGTAAGACATTTAAAAATATCAAGGGTATAGCTGGTAAAGCATTCGGTATGACACCTGTGGGTATGATGGCAAAGTTCATGATGAAGAACAATCCTATAATGAAGAGAGTGTTCAATAAAGAACAGACTACAAACTTAACAGAACTTACAGATAAAACTATACAAGCAAACAGGGATAGTGCTGATGAAAAGACTCAGAAGCAACTTGATCTTGCATCTGGCACAGGTGCAGCAATAGCAGCAGCATCTAAGAATCCACCACCACAGCAAGCAGAGGGTGGTGCACTTGCTAATCCTAAAATCAAAGGATCACCTTACATTGATGTATACAACACCACTTCGCAATTCTAATGTCAGTCAATACACAGTCTAATTTTCAACTAGTAGATTTCTTCATTGCGGATTATCCTCCCATTGGAGTCAATCAGGTATTGTATGTCAGATACACTGAAGATATCATGTCTGCTACTACTCTTATGGAAATACAAGTAACAGATAGTGAGACTGGTTTTTTATCAGAACTACAAGGTATGGAGAACGTATTCATTCGTATAGCAGATGCTGATAATGCAACAGAGATTGGTGGTGATTTTGTTGTATATGATATACAAGATAGGAGAAACGTAGGTGGTAAGTCCTCGGCAGTGCTAATGTTATGTCGGACGGATTTTTTAAACAACGCGGGCAACAAAGTATCACGTAGATTTGGTAAAGGTGCAGGAAAGAAAATACATGATATTGTTAGAAAAGAAATACTAGAAGACTTGCTAGGAGTTACCAAAGAAAGATGTGTAAATTTTGAACCATGTGTTAATACTTTTTCATTTGTATCACCATACTGGAATCCATTTACAGCAATAAGATGGTTGGCATCAAGGGCAATACCAGCTACGAAAGGTAGTGGTAAGGCAGCGACTGCAGGATATGCTTTTTATGAGACAAGATCAGGTTATAATTTTGTGTCATATGATTCTTTCGCTAATAAACCATCTGTAGTAAGAATGGTTATAGGACATGAGGGTGAAGAATTGGAAGAAGAAGATGATAAAGGTATACTTGCAATTGATAGATTAACAATCGAATCATCAGTTGACTTACTTGCAGGACTAAATTTAGGATCATATTCAAGTAATGTTATGACTCTAGATTTAAAGAACATGAAGTATCAGGAATATCCCTTCAACATCAATAAATATTATCAGGATGTTAGTCTTATGAACTCTAATAACACCCCTGATTTCTTCAGTGGGTTTGAAAATAACAGGACATATACTAGAATCATGTCTAAGATATCAGATTCTGCATTGTTTACCTCTGGAACATATACACAAGGATTTACAAAACAACTATCACAATCCAGTCTTAGGGAAAAATTATTTTACAACAAGAAAGTTGTAGTAGAATTTGTATCAGACTACTCACTAGAAATAGGAGAAGTCGTGCAATTAGATATTTACAAAGGTACAAGTGACAGAGAGCAAGATTATGCAAATTCTGGTAAATATGTTATTGGTAGAATAGAAAGAACATTTAAAAGTAGTGAAGATAAAATGACAACTAGAGCAACATTATATACCGACTCCGATGGTGCAGAAGATGAAGAGGCAGAATCATGAATGAAAATGTCGCTAATTTTATAGGTAGAGAAGGATTCAACTGGTGGGTTGGACAGGTAGAGAATGATGGCAACAAGTTTTGGAATTCTGAACTAGAAGATGGTTTAGGAGATTTTGACTATAGTGATTTTGACTGGACAAACAAAGTAAAGGTTAGAATTGTAGGATATCACAATCCAAATAGAAAGGAGTTACCAACACAAGACTTACCATGGGCACAGGTATTGATGCCCCCAATATATTCACAACGTTCTGGTGTTGGATCCATACATCAATTACATGTCAATAGTTGGGTTGTTGGATTCTTTATGGATGGAACGTCAGCACAGATTCCTATTGTTATGGGAAGTATTACTGACGAAAATCCTAGTGGTGGTTATGGAGTAGAAGGTGGTAGAGAGGAAGGATTTGCACAATTAACAACTCCAACATATTCTGTAAGAGATCATGGTGGAGACGGTAGTTCTGCTGCAAACACTGGTAGTACAATACAGAAAAATGAGGAGAGTGGTGTAGATGAAGCACCCACTAAAAACGATGGACATAAACATGAAGAAGGAACTGTAGATGATAAGAATGAACGTGGTGCAGCAAAGGGAGAGAGTGAAAAACAAAAGGCAGCGACAGAAAAACAAAAAGTAACAGTTCAAGTTGGTAATGGTAAATGTGGATCAGAGACTGCTACAAAACTCGAAGGTCCTATGGCAGAGTTCATGAAGTTTGCTCGTGGTATAGAGAAGAATGATATAGATGAATTCATTGACAAACAGACTGGTAAAGTTGTTGACCTAGAATATGAAATTAATATAGTATCACAACGCATACAAAAGAAACTTACAGGACTGACTGCTAATATCAAGGGCGTGGTGATGGAAGAGACCA